CCCTGTCCTATGCCGGCCTCGTGAACAGTAAGAAGGTCCTGGACGACACGGCGGCCCAGATGGGACTGACGGTGACATACAGCTACAACGCTGAGTTTGCGGACATCCCGAACGGCTTCAGCTTTGTCGGCCAGGCCCGCCATGCCCTGACGAAAGCCTGTGCCGTGAGTGGCCTGGAGTGGTCCATCCAGAACGGGGTGCTCCAAATCAAGAAGCCGGGGGATGTGATGAGCAAGGAGGTCTACGTCCTGAGCCCGGAGACCGGCCTCATCGAAATCCCCCAGCGGGTGCAGATCAGCAGCTCGGACACCGACGGGAAGGACCAGATGGGCTATGACCTGGTGTACCTCATGAACGGTGCCATCGGCATCGGGGACTATGTTCAGGTCCAGAGTAAATACCTGACCGGCTTCTTCCGGGTCTACTCCCTGGAAATCGACGGGGACAACATGGGCGGGGCATGGCAGTGCAAGGCAAGAGTGCTGGAGGTGACGGGATGAGCAGTCAGTATGGGGAGTTCGTGGAGCAGGTGAAGAAGACCACCAACGCCATGCTTTCCCAGGTCCACACCTGTGTGCCTGGGAAAATCGTGTCCTTCGACGGGAGCACCTGCCAGGCCACGGTGCTCCCGTCCATGAAAATCAAGAAGCCTAACGGAGAGATGCTGGACTACCCTCAGATCACCGGCGTCCCCGTGGTCTTCCCGCAGAGCTCGGCCCAGGGCGTCACGATTGCCTACCCAGTGAAGGCCGGGGATGGATGTCTCATCCTGTTTGCGGAGCAGGCCCTTGACCAGTTCCTCTATGAGCGGGACACTGGGACAGACCTGAAGTTTGATTTGAGTAACGCCGTCGCCATTGTCGGCCTCTTCGCCAAAGGTAACAGCGTCATGGAGGAGGCCACCAGCTCCAGCGCCGTCATCGTTGACGTGAAGGGCACCAGGGTGAAGGTCCAGGGCGGCCTGGTGCAAATCGACGCCGCAGCAGTGAAAATCAACGGAAACGTGACCATCACCGGGGACCTGACCACTACCGGCGGAACGGTCAACCTGAACTGAGGAGGTGGGGGTATGCCTAAAGCGGCAAGACTGAACGACAGTGTAGCCGGGACCACCGCCGGGGAGCACACCGGCCACGTCCCTCCGCACAGCCCGGAGCCGTTTGGAGGTCAGATAAGCGGGGGCTGCTCCGGGAACGTGTTCATCAACGGCCGGCCGGCGGCTACCGTCGGGAGCGTCACAACGGAGACGGACGGCTGTTGCGGGAGTTCCCAGGGGGCGGTGGCCGCCGGGAGCGGATCCGTCAACATCAACGGGAAGCCAGCCGCCAGGATGGGAGACACCCTGGCCGCACACAGCGGTGCCGGGGCGGTGGCATCCGGCAGCTCCGACGTTTTCATAGGGGGATGAGCTATGTACGATTTGAAGCTGGACCGCTCCGGGGACCTGGAAATCAGCGATGCCGGGGATGTCATGCTCACTCAGTCGGTCCGCCAGGCGGTAGAGATCCGCCTCCGGTGGCTGTTCGGAGAATGGCGTTTCTCACCAGAGGCCGGGGTCCCATACTTTGACCGCATCATGGTGAAGAAGCCAGACATCGAGGGCATCAAGCAGATTATCAGAACGGAAATCATGGCCGTCGATGGCATGACCGACCTGAAGAACCTGGAAATCTCCATCGACGCCAAGAGCCGGGTGGCGGCCATCACCTTTGAGGGCACCGCCGACGGCGAAATCTTCAACGAGGAGGTGCTGGTAAGTGTCTGAATACGGAATTACAGACAGCGGCGTCAACATCAAGCGGTTCGACACCATCCTGTCCGAAATCAACGCCGACCAGTCCGAGGGGCTGGGGGTGCAGGTGGGCTCCAACACCCGGTCCTTCCTGAACGTGCTGAACACCAGCATGGCGGATAAGATTGCGGAGCTCTGGGAGCTGGGCGCCGAGATTTATCACAGCCTGTCCCCGATGTCGGCGGAGGGGGTGGCCCTGGACAACGCTGTCCAGTTTGGGGGCACGAGCCGGGAGTCCCCCAGGAGCACCTACTATCCCATTCACTGTGAATGTACGGAGGGCATCACGCTGGACGCCAACACCCTGATTGAGTCCGACACCAACCCGGCCGTCAAGTTCCTGTCATCCGAGCAGAAGACCATCTCTAGGTCCGCTTTCAACAGGGCCAAGGTAAAGGTGGTCTCCTTGCAGGCTGGGGAAGCCTACACGGTTGCTTTGAACGGAAGCCTATACTCCTACACCTGCAAGCAAAGCGACGGACCTGGGGAAGTTCTGGGCGAAATAGGGGACCTCATCAATGCCGATGAGCTGAAGGCGTTCACGGCCTCCCTCGACAGTGAGAATGGCCTGCTGGTCATTGAGGCCGCAGATGTGGAGTCGGAGAACGCCATGCTGCTGACCGACAACCTCACCACGCATAGCGTGACCGCCATCATCAACTTCGCCAGTGAAGAGGTCGGGGAGGTCACTCTCCCCAACGGGGCTATCACCAAGATCGTCACGGCTCCCACCGGCTTCCTGAGCTGCGTCAACCTGTGCGGCTACATCGCCGGCCGCCTGCTGGAGACTGATGTGGAGCTCCGCAAGAGCTATGTGGATAAGATTTTCAATCGCTCATCCAGGATGACGGACAGCATACGCTCCGCCATCCTCACCAACTGCCAGGGCGTCACCGCCGCCGAGGTCTATGAGAACCGGACCAATAAGACGGATGATGCAGGGCGGCCCCCGCACAGCATTGAGGCTGTGGTGGACGGCGGCAGCAACAGCGACATCGCAGAGCAGATTTTAGCGACGGTGGCCGGAGGCATCACCACCTACGGCTCCGTCTCGGTGGACGTGCCGGGGGAGGACGATGATGCCATCGAGGTTTGCTTCAACCGGCCGACGTACATCTACGTCTGGTTCAAGGTCACGTTGACCATATCCAGGGCCAGCCTGGTGCCCTCCAACTATGCGGAGCTGGTGGAGACCGCCATCACGAAGGCTATGGAGGAAATCGGGACCGGGGAAGATGTGGTCCCCCAGCAGTTCCTGAAGGACATCTATGCCCAGGTCCCCGGCGTCAGCTATATCGACATCTCGGTCTATCAGACCACATCGTCTTCGGAAGGGAAGCCATCCAGCTACCCGGACAAGAGCGTGGAGGTCTCCCAGCGTGAGCGGGCCGTGACCAGCTCCGCCAGAATTGAGGTGGCGCTGGATGGATGAGTTCAACTACCAGGAAAAGATGATTGCTGACCTCTTGGAGCAGTTCAGGGGCAAGAAGAACATCGGCGCCATCGTCGCTGCCTATGCCCGGCAGCTCCAGGAGGTCTATGACTTCCTGGTGTCCCTGCTGAACCTGCTGGACCTGGACCTCTGCACCGGGGCCCAGCTTGACCTCATCGGGGAGATCGTGGTGCTCTCCCGCTATGACGCCCGTGTCATGGTCGAGCAGTCTTACGAAGGGGAAGTGCTGGATGATGACCTGTATAGGAAACTCATCAAGTGGAAAATCCTGCTGAACACCAACGACTGCACCTACTGGTCCATCATGAAGGGCATCAAGATGTTCTGGGACAAAACCCCGGTTTATTACCGCACTGACCCGAAGGTGCCAGCCACCATCATCCTGTCAACCCCGCCGCTGGATCCGTCCACGAACCCACGGGACCTGCTGGAGATGCCCATTATCCGCCCCGGAGGGGTGGACCTGAAGTTGACGGCTACCACGGAGACCCCGCCCATGGCGGCGATGCTCTGGGTGGGCGGAGCGGTCTTCCGGGGCGCCATGACAACCCAGCTCCCGGAGCTTGAAATCGACTACAACCTGAAGGCGGCCGTTCCCTTAGTGCCGGTGATGTGGTCCGCCATGCAAACCAAATTACCGGAAATCCAAATCGAAGAAGGAGGAAAATGAACATGGCAGAGTATGGCTTTTTTATCCCAAGCGCCGGTAGGACCCTGATTGCTGGGCTCCTGGCCGGTGAGACTCTGGAGATCAGCCGGGTCATGGTGGGCAGCGGGAAGCCTGAGAGTCAGGAAGCCCTTGCCACCCTGGAAGACCTGGTTGCGCCGGTGGCTCAGGCCACTTCCACGACCCCGCTCAGGAATGGTGAACAGGTAGATATGGTCGTTGAGTACCGTTCGGACCTGAATGGTGGCTTGGACACTGGCTTCTGGCTGAATGAGTTCGGCATCTTTGCCATGGATGGCGATGAGGAGGTCATGATTTACTACGGGACCCTGGGCGACTTTCCCCAGTGGGTGAGCGCCTACAACGACGGTGCCATTGATGTCCGCCGTTACCCGGTCTCCCTGAAGGTGAGCGCAGATGTCGAGGTGGTCATCAGCTACCCGGCCATGGCCTTCATGACCGCAGATGACGTGGAGCAGTTCTGCATGACCACCATTCTGCCCCAGTTCCTGGTGTCGGCCCAGGGCCTCATTGACCAGCACAACGCCAACGCCGAAGCTCATCCGGCCATCCATACCGAGATAAACGGCATTGATGCCCGGCTGACCCTGCTGGAGCTTCTGTATAACACGGATGTGACTGGCAACCCCTTTAGTGTGACCTTCGGGACCCTGGACGGGGTGACGGTGGAGGGCGTCCACAACAAGGCGCAAGCGAGGATTGAGTTTTGATGGAGCAGGTTATTTCTGTAAAGCCGGAAGAGCTGTCATGCCTGGTGGGGAACCTGTTTGCAGAGCTAAAGCCTCCGTGCGATATACCCCATGCGGCGGGCCTAACTCTATGCGGCTGCACTCCGGCGGGCCGGGAAGCGGTACTTGTGGTCATCCGGGACTACTGTATTTTCCGAGGAGACCCGGAGGATTTGGAGGCCGCCCGCAGGCCCTGCCTGGATAGGAGGTGCCGCCGCCATGCCTGAGAAGGAATATGTCCTGGGCAATAAGACCAAGGACCTGCTGGCCTATTCCTTCGTCGTTACCAAGCCCATCGGGGATAAGACCCTGGAGATCAGTGAGGTCATCAAGATGCTGGGCGCCATCAAGAGCCTCCCGCCGGAGGCCCGTGACGATATTCTGGCCCAATATCTGGACCGGCTCGAAAAGGCCAACAGCCGGCAGGGATTCCCGAAGAGCGCCCTGCACACCTACATCAAAACGGTCCGGGAGACTACCGTGTCCATCGTCAAGAACGTCCACGCCGCAAACGACTGCTCCTTCCAGACGGAGTACGACCGGCGGCTGGACCTCATCCACGCCGCCCTGAACGACTGCAATCTGCTCCTGAAGCTGGTGGAGATCAGCCAAGCCCTCGGATATATCAGCGTGAAGAGAATGGGTCACTGGACCAAGCTCATCACGGACGTAAAGTACATGACCCTCGCATGGAAGAAGAAGGACACCGAGAGGGCAAAGACCCTCCGGCGTCAGGAAGAAACCAGGGACTATGAGCTCCAGGCCAGCATCATCGCTGGGGCTGTGGCCCGTGCCCTGGGCAGACGATAGGATACTCGGCGGGGGCACCCGCCTGGTATTAGGGTATGGCCCGTCGCGCCACCTACTGGTGGCTCCGCTCCCCGAACACCAACAACACCAACAACGTGTGGAACGTGAACTCCAATGGCAACTACAACAACTGGAACGCCAACAACTCCCTCGGCGTCCGCCCCGCTCTGATGGAATAACGAGTTCGAGTAGGCCCGGCCGAAAGCAGAGTTTCCATCATCAAAGGGGGCCATATCCTATCCAACCCCTCCCGGGAGGGTGCGGATAAATACATTACGCCGATGCCGGGTGTCCCACGGGATGCCCGGCTGATTGCACGGTGCCGTCTGGCAGAACACCGTCACGGCGTTGAGAAGGAGAGAGTGGCCGCTGCTTTAAGACGGGGCCGCTCTTGTTTTATGCCCATGCAGAAGACCTTTGAAGAGATCTGCACCTTCGAGGTGCTATACCGGGCTTACCTTGCGGCCAGAAAAGGCAAGCGGAAGAAAGTGAGCGCCGCACAGTATGAGGCCAACGCTCTCATGCTCACGGAGCGTCTGGCCTATATCCTGAACACCAATACCTACCAGCCCGGAAAGTTTGAGACCTTCTTCGTCTATGAGCCGAAGAAGCGGCTGGTCCAGGCCCCGGCCTTCGTCGATAAGGTGGTCCAGCACGCCCTGGTTGATAACACGCTCTATGAAGCGATCACCCACAGCTTCATCCCGGCCAACTGCGCTTCCCAGATTGACA